TAAAACCAGCTGAGGTGTTTATGATAATAGAGGACTTAATAGATATGGGTCATATGTTACAAGGTGGACTTGGTTTGTATGAAAAAAAAGGCTTCACACACTATGATATAAGAAAGACTAAAGCAAGGTGGTAATGAAAAAAATATTAGAATTTTTAGGGGTTAATGTAATAAAGGACATAGGTAAAGTAATAGACGATATATTTACCAATGACGAGGAAAGACAAAGAGCTAAAAACGAACTTGTTAAAATCATACAACAAAAAGAGCTTGAGTTACAAAAGATGCAAACAGAGATTATTGTAGCAGAAGCTAAAGGTAATTGGTTACAACGTTCTTGGCGTCCTATATTAATGTTAGCATTTGGTTTTATAGTTATATATGTAAAGTTCTTAGCACCATTGTTTGATTTAAAAATACCAGAATTAGAAAACGAATTTTGGAACTTACTACAATTAGGTATTGGTGGATATGTTATTGGACGAAGTGCTGAAAAAATAGCTGATAATATCGTTATCAAAAAATAAATTTTTTTATTTGAAATAAAATATATAAATTTGAATTTTTTATATAAATAATTATAAATAAAAATAAAATAAAATTATATAAATATAAGACATTTGAGCTATATTCAAAATGGCTAAAAAAACAAAAAGAAAAAAGTTAATTGAAAAGTTAGACAAAACTTTTAGTATTTATATTAGGCGTAGGTATGCAAAAAACGACATTGCTGAATGTTTTACTTGCGGCAAACAGGATCACTGGAAAAAACTACAATGTGGTCATTTTCAATCACGCAAACATTATGCTACAAGATTTGGTACATTAAATGATGATGATACAATTACAGAATTAAATTGTCAAGTTCAGTGTGCCGGTTGTAATGTTTTCCGTTTTGGTGAACAATGGAAATTTTCTAAAAATTTAGATGCAACATATTTTATAGGTTTATCTGATCAATTGCACCAAAAAGCTAACACAACAGTTAAATATGATAATATAGATCTTGAAATGTTAATAACTAAATATCAAAATAAAATTGATGAATTAGATTAATATTTATATTTGATTATTAAAAATTATTGTTTTCTTTGTTTTTGACTACTAACCAGTCAACGTTAACCACCTTTAAACGGGTGGTTTTTGTTTATTATTTGTTTATATCATTTTTTTTTGTAGATTTGTGAATATATTAACATAATAACAAAGAAAATGAACTATGACACATACAGAAGACGTGAAACGAGCTGCTAATAATGATACAATAGATTATTTAAATGCCAGAATTAAAGCTTTAGAAAACAGAGTTGAATTTTTGGAAGCATCATTAGAAATTTACGAATTATTAAACGAAGAAGAATGAACAGAGAAAAATTAAAAGAGTTGTATAAAAAATATGACTTAACAGAAAACGATGTATTTAAACATCAACATTATTTAATCATCACAAGAGCTGGAATAGAAAAAATTCAAGCCATTGAACAAATGAATATTACGTTCGAAGTAATAAGATGTGAACCAAATTATGCTGTATTTAAAGCAATTGCAACAAAAGACGATAAAACAATTGAAACGTTTGGAAGTGCGTTAAAAGGCGAAAGTTATAAAGACGGCTCGACAAACTCGTTTTATGTTGCCGAAATGGCAGAAAAAAGAGCATTATCACGAAGTGTTTTAAAATTAACAGGATTTTACGAACTCGGAGTGTTTGGAGAAGATGAAAGCGAAAGCTTTAAAAAACCTAAAACAGAATTTAAAACCCTATAAATAAATAAATATGAGTGCAATAATTAATTTTAGTATAAACGTGGCTAAATTGCCAAAAGAAAAATTTGTAAAAGGAAAGGACGGAGCCGTTTGGGTCAATCTAACAATGAGTGTAAACGAAGAAACAAAATATGGCAATAACACTGGCATATATGTATCACAATCATTAGAAGAACGTGAAGCAAAAAAACAAAAAGAATGGTTAGGCAACGGAAAAGTTGTTTGGAATGATGGTCAAATAACTAACGTAGTTTGGGAAGATAAAACACCAACCAATCAAAAAGTTGTTGAAAGTGCAACAGACGACGGACTACCATTTTAATAATTAAATATGAAAACAGGGACTTGATTGTCCCTTTTTTTGTATAATAAAACAAAGAAAAATACAATATGACAGAAAAACAAACAACTCATAATATGTCAATGGAATTAATAAAGGAAGAATGTGAAATAGACACAACACAGCCTTTGGAATATCCACCACTTGTTTTGAGTTTAGGAACAACTACAATTCAATCAAATTCAGGAAATAAAACATATCCAATTCCTATCGCAACCAGCGGAAATATATCGGTTATTACAGCTCCTCCAAAAACAAAAAAAACATTTTTCATTTCATTATTAGCAAGCATTTATTTATCTGATCAAAACAATTTTGGTGGTAACATATTAGGACATCGTGCTGATGAATGTTTGGTACACGTGGACACAGAACAGGGCAATTGGCACGCTCAACGAGTTTTTAAACGTGTATTAGATATGTCAAATAATAAAGATCTTGGTTGTTATCAAACTTATGCTTTGAGAACAATTAATTATAAAACAAGATTAGAATTTATCGAATACATATTAAAAGAAAATAAAAATAAAAATGGTTTAATTCTCGTAGATGGAGTTGCTGATTTGGTTTCGGACGTCAATAATATAGAAGAATCTAATTTATGTGTTCAAAAATTAATGGAATTAAGTGCTCGTCATAATTGTCATATAATGGTTGTGATTCATCAAAATTTTGGTAGTGCAAAATTAGGAACAGGTCATTTAGGATCTTTTTTAGAAAAAAAAGCTGAAACTGTAATTCAATTAGAAACAAATGCTGTAAATAAAGATTGGATCACTGTTATGTGTAAACGATCACGTGGTTATTCATTTGAAACATTTAGTTTTAGTGTTAATGATTTTGGACTTCCATACGTTGTTGGAAATTTATACGACCCATTAAAAGATTATAATTAATGAAAACACTTTTAGAACTTGCATACGACAAACACAATGATTGGATATCGATCGTGAAATCGTTTGGCTGTAATCCAAGCAATGCCGAAGATATCGTTCAAGAAATGTATCTCCAATTACATCACGATATTATGAAGGGATTGGATTTATCGTTTAAAGACGACATAAACCACTATTATTGTTATAAAGTTTTAAGAGGAATTTATTGTAATATTTATAAAAAAGAAGCAAAACAAATTAAAATGTATTTAGAAGACATTAACGAATTAAAACAAGCAGAAGATTTAGGCATTGACGAAATCGAATATGCTAAACGAAAAAAACAAATTGATAACATATTAGCTGAAATGTATTGGTATGATAGAAAAATATTTGAAATATGTGCTAGCGGAAAATCAATAGCAGCTTTAAGTCGTGAAACAAAAATTAGTTATTATTCATTATACAACACATACACGAATGCTAAAAAATATATTAAAGACAGGTTATGAAATTAGGAGATTTAATTTATTACATTACATATTACACAGGAATACATTGGTTAGTAAAAAAAATAAGTAAAATGATTGGTAAAGATTGCGGATGTGATAGACGCCGATCAGAATGGAACGATATAGATTTAGATTTATGGAACAAATAGACAAACAAAATTGGGAACAATTCAAAGCAGAAGTTACAAACAAACTAACACAACCACAATATAAGCTATTATGTAAGTTACACGCTAAATATTACAATCATCGTTATCACGAGCCGTGTTCTTGTCGCCCAAATGAATTGAAAATGTGGATAGCTGATATTGATAGAAAATACAATGAATGATTAAAAATATACATAAGTGGGAAAAAGCTGTTATACATTTATTAAATCTTGATGGATGGGATTTAACGCACACAGGCGAAGGATTTGAACATTACGACGCTGTTGGTACATCACCAAAAGGAACTGAAGTTGTAATTGAATTTAAATTTAGAAAAACTTGGTATAGAGAAAAAATGCTTGAAGTTTATAAATACGACAAATTAATCCAAACAGGAAAAATAGCTTTGTATTTCGTTAATGATCCAAGAGGAAATTATATGTTTTGGTTAAATGATTTAAAAAATTTAAAAGTTAAAGAAATGTATTGTCCTGACACAACATTATGGACTAAAAAGAAAATTTTAAAACCTTGTTATTTAATTGATGAACGTCAAGCATCAATAATGAATTTAAATGAATTTAAATAATAATTTGTTGATAATTTGTTTATAACATATATTTTTATATATTTGTATAAACAATAAAACAATGAGAACACAATTAGATGATTTAAATGAGGAATTAAAAAACATTAATAAAACATTGATGTTTAATATTCCTAATGAAACAAAAAACAAATTGCTTAAAAGAGCAGAAATAGTTAGAAGTATAATTTTTAATATTCAATAAAATGAAAAAAACAAAGACAGGATTGCATATTCAAACACGTAAAAACAGAATAGAAGTTTACACTGAAAAAGAACTTGAAGTTAAAGAACTGAAAAGAGAAAGACAAAGAGAAGTTGTTTTACAATTATGTTTATTCTTTGCGTTTTTTATGTGTGCAGTATTAGGTTATTTAGTAGGAAGTTCACGATGAATTTATTACAAAATCAAACATACGTTTTATGGTTTCAATATTTAGGCGACAAATTAATAGAATGGTCTGATGCTAAACCAGCTAATACAGATTTAAAAAATTGTGTAAAGGCAATGAGTGAAATTGGAACATTCACAAATGGTTTACGTATCGAAACAGAAGTTCTACAAAAACGAGTTGATTTAATTAGAAGTCAAAAAAACGAAATTATAATGAAACAAAAAGAAAAAATACAAGAATTAGAAAACAAATTAAAACAATACGAAATATGATAATTAATTATTGTGATATAGCTTTATATGTAGAATTTAGTTATGATGAAGCAGAACCAGCTACATACGATTATCCAGGATCACCAGATCAAGCATTAATAGAATCTGTTAAAGTCAATGATGTTGATATTTACAATTTATTAGATGTTGAACAATTACACGACATACAAGAATTAATATGTCAACAAATGCGAGATTAATATGAGTACGATAAAATTACTTGATGGTAAAATATATGATAAAAACGCATTGTTAAAAAAAATGGACAATGATGAATTTTATTACGGTGAATTAAACAAACTTGCATTGAGTTCAAGTAGTTTAAAAACGTTATTGTCAAGTCCAAAAACATATAAATTTGTTCAAAAATATGGATCAGAAGAAACCCAAGCACTTAGAGAGGGCTGGCTTTTTCATACTGCGATTTTAGAACCAAATGTATTTAGTGCTCAAACGTTTGTAGATGTACAAAGTAAAAACACTAAAAAATTCAAACAAGCGAAACAAGAATTAGGCAAAGTTTTTACAATGAAAGAAAAAAATGATGCTGAACGTTTAGCAGATGCGTTTTACAGAAATGAACACGCATTGCAATTAATAACAAATTGTAGTTTCGAAGTGCCAATTATTGGCGAAGT